GATGGTCGTGTTGTGCTTATGCACGATGGCGGCAGTATTATGGGAATTTATAATGATGTAGATAACGAATGGTTGTTGAGAGCCGATCTTAATGGCAGCAGTCTGTTTTACTATAATGGGCTAGAAAAACTTAAAACAGTAACAGGTGGTATAGATGTAACAGGAAACCTCACGGTGCCAGACGCAAATACTATCTATGGTGGCAACATCTATATAGCTGGTAGAATGGGACATAAAGATGATCAATATACTTATCTAGATTGGTCAGCTAACACAATGGACTTGGCCGCTAATGTTATTAAATTAAAAGGTGGAAGTGTTACAGGTCTACAAGAACTATATTTTAACAATGGTCAAATGACATTAGCAGATGACGCTAGCTATACAATATCAGGCTGTAGAAATACAGGAGTATTAATTATAGTAGGTTCAAGTAAATCACAAACAGGAACTACTTATGATACAGCTATGTTCTTTGGAGATTATGGAAATCAAGAGCTAGTTGAAGTAGCTGATCCTTCCGGTAAGTTTAGTGTTGGTACTGGAACAGATGGAGTTGTAAATGTTGGTAATTCTGGTAATTCTGGAGTTGTAATAACAAATAAGGTGGGTAACAGTAGTAATTTTTCAATAGCAGTAATTAGAACACAAGGATTATAATAAGGAGAAAAAAATGGCATTAAAATATGAAATTAATATGTTTGAAACTGATTCAAGCGATGCATCTAAAACATTTGTAACATTCGCTGTTACAGATGATAAAGGTAAACTGTTTGTAATTAGCAAGTCTATTACAACAGGCAGTAAAACTGATGCTCAGATATGTAAAGAAGCTCAAGCAGCTGCTCAATCTGAAATAGATGCATGGGCTGCACAAGTAGCTAACATAGGTAAAACATGGAATCCAGATACTGAAAAAATAGAATAATAAAAAAAAGCCCGCTTAGAGCGGGCTTCTTGTTAACCTTCTGAAGGTTCTTCAGTATCGGGTTCTTCTAACATTTCTACTAGATTTGCTTGAAAACCGTTGTAAGCCATTTGTTGTCTATCCAACTCTTCTCGAGCTTTGTCGATATTTTGTTGAATAAAGTTCATTTGACCGACACAATATTGTGCTTGGGGTTCAAGCTCACTAATAATGTATTTCTTGTCATTTAAAACTAATACTGGTTCTTGATCTGTAACTTCTGCAGCCATTTTGATCTCCTTATTTAATTGGGCAAGCGCCCGTTGCACAATCTTCATCCTTTATCTCTTCAAAAGTATTTGCACTTTCTAGTTCTATAGGAAGAAGCCTATCCACATAATTATTATATTCTTCTTTAGTTACTACTTCCTGTGGTAGATATAAGTAACCTAAGTCTTTGGCTGTTTTAGTTGGGTCATTTCTATAGATGAAACTAACACCTACATAAGATTCCCAATTATCTTCCAGCCAATTAACTATCCCTTCGACCTCATCAGCGCTATAACTAATTGTAGCACTAACATTTTGTTGACACCAATTATTCTGAATTAATTTGTATCTTTCTAATTGCTCTATTGCAGTCTCTAAATTAACTTCCTTTTCACCCTCTTTATCAAATTCCACATCTTCGTACTTAATGGGGAAAGTGGCAAGCATACCCTCAGGATCAGTAGGGTGATCGAATACGTTATAATTAGCACTACGGAGGAGACTAATAAGAGGATCATGCTTAGAGAAATTAACGTTGTTGAAAATATATTTGCCAAGAGGCTTATGCACACCTTCAGTTGTGTCCATAATTTTACTAAGTGTTCCCGATGGTTTAACTGTTGTAACATTTTTTGGTCTGGGTAAATCCAGTTCATCAGCCATACGGTATGCAGCTGATGTTGCGACTCTTTGCATTTGTTTGTAGTCATAAGCTCCTAAGTTCCTCCTTCTTGCTATACCAGTTAAACCTACACCACATAAGTGTAGAAACTGATTATTCAAGTGCCATGCTTCTTGTAAAACTCCATCATTTAAATCAACACAAGTCTGACGATAGTTTGCTCTAGCGATCAGTTTTAATGCACGAATTAATCCTGCTTGATCTCCTACAAATTTTCCTAAGTCAATTTCTGTTAAATTACAAAATGTTTTGTTTCCTAATAATATTTCAGCACATGGATTAACTCCTTTAAACCAAGGAGCTCTTTCTAATGCTGCTACACCATTAATGAAGCCCGGTTCTGATCCTCCTGAATCAGCCATTAATTGAAATATATGTTCTAATTCTTTTCTATTAGGTTTGAACCTAAATAGTAAAGAATTATTACTTTGTTGTCTTTGTTCGTTTCCTGTTACCCACCAGTCTTTTTTTGCTACTGCAAAATCTTCCCACTCAGGCTCACCATAATCAAATAGTGCAATTTCAGCACTTCTACGGGAAGAAAGAACAGTTCCTAACCAATTTATTATGTCTAGTATGTCTATTTTTCTAAGAAGATTTCCACTTCTTAAATTAAGTATTTTAGCTATTTCCATATAAGCTCTACCAATAGCATCACTCCCAGAGGATATCCAACCATATCCTTTAAGTCTTTCGCCAGCAGGTCTAATTTCAGAAAAATCCAAAATTAACTTTCTAGCAGGGTACTTACCAGCTAATAGTTTTCCTACGCTTCTTGCCCATGCTTCTGCCAAATCTCCAACAGAGATTGTCCATACTTTAGTGTCTGGATCCCAAGTTTCTATATTATCTTCTAATCCACCTTTTCCTGTTCTAGTTGTGTGTATTACTTTTATATCGTTTATTGGTTTATAAAAACCATTTAATGTTCCAGTAATCGGTTTAAATCCTACTCCACAGCCTTGTAATAAAAGCCATAGAACATCTACTATGTCATATACTGTTTCTATTATTGTAAAGGAACAGTTAAACATAGAACTTTCTCGCCTACGAGATATTTCAGTATCTCCTAGCCATAGTGTTCTGCCTGCCATTGCGGCTTTTCTATCTATTAATAATTGCTGAAGTTCCACCAATTCATTCCATTCTTCGTCTGACAGTCGAGTTTCTCCTTTTGCTCTTTCCCATAACCATTTTTGGTGAGCTATTACTCGTCCTATTGTCTGTTCCCACGTCTCAAATTCTGTACCCTCTTTATTTAGAGGTCTATTGTATGTCCTTCTCGTAATTACTTGTGCTCTTGTACTTGCCATTAATTACTCCCGTTCAAGTGTTTTTCTAGTTTCGAGGATAAATCCTCTAAGTTAATATTTGATTCTATTAGAGCTTGTTCAGCATAACTTTCTAAATCCATTAGTTCTGCATTTAATAAGAGTCTTTCCGCGTTTTCGTTTAACTCTTGCATAAATTTATATTTACTCTCTATTGGACACGCATTATATATGTCAAATAAATCACCATACTGCTCTATAAGTTGTTCTGCTCTCTTTGGTCCGATACCTTTAATTCCGGGTATGTTGTCTCCTGTATCTCCTGCTAAGCATTTGAAAGTGAGAAACATCTCTTTATCGAAATTATAATGTTCGTCCCAGTTTTGTACTGTAGTTTCTTTACGAGTTACAGTTGAAAAACGAGAGACATCATCATCTATGAGTAAATCCCAGTCTTTATCTGAAGATATTAACCAAGTTTCACCTACTCCATATTCTCTTCGTTTTCCTACTATCCAAGCGGCTAAATCATCCGCTTCAAGTCCTCGCTGCTTTATTATTAAATGACCTTTACTTTGTAATCTTTTAAAGGCATTTGCAAACTCAGCTAAGAACTGTGTAAATTCTTCTTTTTCTGCTTCTGTCTGATCCTTATATCTGTCTTTCCGATTTGCTTTGTAATCGGGATATAAATTTTTTCTATAAGTGCTTCCACCATCTGCGAGTATTATAATCTTCCCGCAGTTATAAGATTTTGCTAAACTCTCTACTGTTCTTACATAATCATTTGTATAATACGGTACTCTCTTATAACGCCATCTGAAAGCGACATTTAACCCGTCTACTATTAGAAGGTTATTATTTTCTTCCAGTTTTCCCGCATCTGTAAACTTCATACTTTTTTCAGTAATATATCTGCTTCTAGCTCTAGTGCTGTTGTTTTCTTGTGTAAAATCATTAAATTACTTTCATGACGGTCAAGCCATTCTTTTTGTTCTATTACAACTCTTTCTAATTCAACTATTCTTTTATATGCGTCCACTAAACCAAACTGATCTAGTATCCATGTTTTTATCTTGTTCATGTTATTTTCACCAATATTGTTATACAAGTTATTATTCCTATGCCTAATACAAGAAATACCCATCCTATATGGAACTTCTTGTGCATCATTTTATTTATCCATTCTTTCATCCAATTCTCCTAATCCATTTATTGAAGTTTCCTTCAATTTTTTCTCTTGACATTCCAAGATTATACTTATTATACATGAAATCTACATATAAATCCTTACGAGTAGATGAGTATTTAAGTTGAACTGCATAAGCTTCGCACTCTCTATCTAGTCTGTGTTGCTTACTCCAATTTTGCTTAAACCCTGAAAACAACAAAGTTCTCAGATTTTGTTTTACATGAGTTAATTCATGCTGTATTAAGCCTTCATTGTCTTTGTGTTTTGGTCTAATGAGGACTATACAAATTAATGTACCTCCACCAAACTTCTTTGGTAATAGATCCGTTATTATAATGGGTATAGGTATTATATCCCATATTTTTCGTATTTTTATCATTCTAATCTCGATATGTTATCTTCTTTGATAACATCTATCTTAGTAAGTAACGGATGTGTCCAACCATGCGATACTATGTAAGTGTTTAAATTCTCTTGTAATAGAATCTCTACTAGCTTTTCCCTACCCTGATCGTCAAGCACAGCTATAACTTCATCAAGGAAAAGTGTGTTAATTCTACTACTAGAAATACTACTCATTAACTTTCTTATTGCTAAAAGAGTAGATGTATTAACTCTTGCTAGTTCTCCACTAGATAAAGCTAAGATATCTACTATCTTACTGTTGTCTGTAATCTCTACATTCAACTTATCATTTGTTACTACAAATCCCAAACTGAACCTACCATCTGAAAGTTCCGCGAGGTATTCATTTGTAAGCTGTTCGAGGTCTTTTACAAGGTTTTCGATTTTGTAAGCTAATAATCCGTTCGTACTAAAGGCTTTCTTCAAGATTTCTAAGTATGTTCCTCGTTCTTCTACTTTACCCAAAGCTGCGACAATTTCTTCAAGTTCATCCTCCATATCGTGAGTTTGTTCTTGAATTATCGAAACACGAGTATTGTGGCGTTCACGCCTCATATTCTCATTTGATACTTTTTCAATATCTTCACGTATTCTGGATATCTTAGAAGAAAGTTCGTCAATTTGGTAAGAGATGTCTTCTGCGTCCAAAATTGTGGAAGGTAAAGAAACATCCCAAAGGCGAACAACTTCTTCAAACTCGTTCTGCAGGCGTTCTTTTTTTATAACTTTCGCATTATTAAAACGAGCTTTTTCCATCTCTTTTATTAACTGATTCTTATGGTTCTCGTTCGTCTTCTGTACTAAAGTATAATTTTGTCGAAGTGTATTAAGCATATCCTTGTTTATGGTCTGTTCACAAGTCGGACAGTTTCCTGATAATTTCGAGAGTTTATCTAAATGTTCTTCAGCAAAGAGCAAGTTGGCATTGAAAGTGCCAAGTGTCTCCGATTTAGCGTCAAGATCAATTGCCTCACCTACATATAATCTGTCAGAATCTTCTTCCAACCTATCGATTGATTCTTTATAAAAATTATTGTCTACAATTTTTTTATTTTTATCGGATATTTTTTCAAAATCGTTTCGTAACTGCTGTAATTCTTCTTCATCTTCTGCCGAATATTTCGGAAGATTTTTTATCTCTAGTATGTCTATACTCTCCAATTTATTTTTTTCTAACCATTTTACTATAGTATCAGACCTTCCATTTAGCTTATTTATCTCTAATTGAATGTCTCGTGCAGCTACTTTAAATATCTCGAAAAATTCTACATATTCTTCCATCTTAAGAAGTTCAATTAAGAATTTCTTACGATTTGTGTCTGTAGCGGTTAGAAATTGTAAACTCATATTTGTATTTTGATATACAAGTTGAGTGAAAGTTTTGAAATCAAGTCCAAGTAGATTTTGTACTGTTTTATATGTATTAGTTGCGGTATGACTAGAAATGTCTTTACCATTTTCATACAGCTTACACTTTATCCCAGCCTTTCTAATAATATCTATTTCATATTTGTTGGCATCTACTGTAAATGTAAGGTTTATATGATAACCTTTATTTATAAAACGATTTTGTATCTCTTGTTTCTTAATACCTTTAGAATTCTTATTGAAAAGAACTTCCTCCAATATTAATGGAATACTAGACTTCCCTTGCCCGTTAGTACCGACAAGTTGAGTGAGATTTACTTCATCTAGTTGAAGGGTATTCCCTTCCCCGTAGCTGAAACAATTATCCCATTGTAGCGTTTTTAGAGTAATCATTAAATACTGCCATTATATTTTTAATTTTGTCATCAGTTAAATTAAGAATAGCACTTAGATATTCTACTAATTCTTGATCAATAGTCATATTCTTTAAATTAAGTGTTGCTTCTGTACTTCGTTTTACTACTTTCTTATCTAATAATTCTGAGTTCTTAACGGTTGCTAAATCTGCTACATCTCCTTCTATCTCATAGATTGTATGATGATAGTCAGTTGCAATCATTTCATCCTCAGAACTTATTGTTTTCCTAAGTAGTTGTGGAAGATCAAATTCTACCCACTCCCAAGTATTCTTACGGATTATTATATATCCTGTTTTAACTATTTCCCTATGAAAAGAAGTAGTCATTGGGCTACCTGGATAGACTATATTTCTTTGAGTATTACTATGAGCATGAAGATCACCAGCAAATACTCTTTTAAATTTATTAAATCTATCCAGATCAACCTCTGGGGTTACATGTGGTTGTATTTCACCCCTCACATGAGTAAAAAGAGGTTTATTGGGATTACATTTTTCTATTGATCCTTTCTTGTGTAAATCACAGTAAGGTAGAATTGTTCCCCACTCAAACTCTGTAGTCTTGTCTACTATTGTAACAAGATCATTCACATTCTGAGTTGCTCTTTTTAGGTTTGAAAAGAATGTTTTGTTCTTTTTTGTCGCTTCGTGGTTTCCATCATAAATATATGTTGGAATACTAACTTCTTTGATGAAATCAAAATAGAGAGTAAGTTCATCCATTGTAGGAACTCTATCAAATAGATCTCCTCCAATAACGTGTATATCTACTCCTAGTTCTATTTCTCTAATTTTTTCAAAGAAAAGCTCAAAACGAGAACAAGCCCACGGCAAAGGCACATTCTTCTGACCTAGCTTTAAATGCCAATCTGCCGTAAATAGAATCACGCTACGAAATCCTCTCCTTCTTCCCAACTGCAGCCAGTAAGACCACCTGCCTTTAAGGCTCGTAGGGTTCTGAGTGTTTCATGTGCGTTTCTACCTGTGTCTAGAGCATTTACTGTTATGTGTTGAATTGTTCCATTAGGATCAACAATAAAAGTTGCTCTTTGACAAACTCCCTCAAGCTCATCAACTACTCCTAACATAAATGCCAGTTTTAGTCCAGTATCTGCACATAAAGTATGTGCAATATTTTCTATGAGGGGGTTACTTTCCTTCCATGCTAGTTTACAATACTCATTGTCTCCGCTTATACCGACTACATGAGCCTCGTCACTAACTATGTCCATTGCAGCTATTTCAGTAGGACATATAAAAGTAAAGTCTTTTGGATAAAAATATATCACTCTCCACTGGTCACTATAACCAAAGTCTACCTCAACAAATTCATTGTTTGAAGATACCCCTTGTAGTGTCCAATCTGGAAAATCTTGTCCTACAGTCATCATGATATATTAAATTCCTTACTTACTTCTTCAGGAGCTTCAGCACCAGAAGGTTGAGTTATTCTTTGAAGTAACTCAAGTTGAGCATCAGGAGTAGGTCTTGGAAGGACATCGTCCATTGAACGAAGATCCGCCGTAGCTGCTATTTCTTCATCATCTAATGCTCTATTTTTGCATTTTAATGCTTGAAGTCTATATTCAACATTAAAAGCCATTGGTCCGGTTTTAACTCTTTGAAAGTATATGTCCCAACCAGTTTCTGGATCAGTAGGATCGCCCAAATCTTCTGCGGCAACCATAATTTGTTCCATTAATTTCTTTTTGAGGTTTAATACCTTAACCTTACCATCTGAAGGATCTATGCATTGCATTGCATAAGCCCAACCACATTTAATATCTGGAAAGAAATCACGAACGTAATCTTTTTCCATGTTGTTAAATGTTTCAGTTGCTCTATCAAAAGCGAGGCATTCCATAGGAATGTTTTTTCCGTTTTCGCCTTTAACCCAATACACATATCTTGGTAGAAGATCACCTACCATGCGTATTATATTATCACCATCTTTATAGGTGTATTGATCTATTTTGCTTTTTACTGCGCTTCCTTGCGCTTGATTAAATTTTATAGCCATTGTTTTTCTCTGTTATTTTAGCGTCTTATTCATATTTAAAGTGTACCATCCCATCTTTAAAATGAAGAAGTCTGTTGTTTTCAAATATTTCTGCCAACATAGGCAGATTAATTAGAGGAAGCATGGTTTCCCCTGTTTCTTTATAATCATTATAGTTTCGATAAGAAGCCACTCCGATATACTCGGCAATTTCTTGATTAGAGTATTTAGTTCGCTTCTTCAGCAATTCTTCGGGATTCAATAGGTAACTAAACCCCTCGAAGGTTTGACCATAATATTTATAAGTGGGATCTTTAAAATTATAAGGAACTCTAGGATAGGTTAACATATGGATTATCAGGATAATCGAACCTGCATCCGCTTCCGTTATATCTAAAATCTTTTCCCAATTATATTTTATCATTATATTATATCAAATTTTTAAACTCTTGTCAAGTAGTATTTTTTGGAGGTCATTATAGGGTTGATACTTCATATCCTTGTTTAATGTAATAGCCAAGTCGTGCATTAGCCTGCCGTCTTGCAGTATTCCCTTTTAAATGAATATCCACTACTGTTGGTTGCATTTTTCCTTCATAATTACGAACAATTCTTCCAATTAACTGTGTAAGTAAGGGTTCGTTATTTACTGGTGTACCGAGAACTAAGCAACTAAGAATATCTAAAGAAATACCTTCTGAGAAAATACTTTGTGTCCCATACAGCACGTTTTTATCTTTAAATATCTGGTTGATTATATCGGGTCTTTCTTCGTGTGGAATTGATCCCGTAACACAAACTGCATTATCACCTGTCAATCTCGCACAAGATTTTAAAAAATCCACACGATCAGACACTACTAATACTTTATGACCACGAGCAGCATATGCACTAGCAGCTAAAGCCACAGAATTTTGATACTCTGGGTTATATGCTAGTTCATTCACTCTATTAGCCCAAGGTATTGATGATCCGTCCATGAAACGAATATCCATTTTTAGGATATCAACTTTTGGTAACATAAAGTTTTCTTTTGGTGGTTTTAAGACATTACTCCCAAAATAATCTCTAAAAACCACATGTCTACCGTCCTTTCTTGTTAGTGTGCCTGTTAATCCTATCTTATATCTAGCCATATTTTTATCTATAATTTTTGAAAAAGTTGGACTACTAACGTGATGCATTTCATCTAATATGACTGTACCGAATTTATTTCTAACTTGTGGTAATCTTCTGTATAATGTTTGAATATTACCAACTACTACTGGAGGCTCTATTTCAAATTTACCACTACCTATCACTCCTGCTTTAAAACCAAAGACTTTTTCTACTTCATTTTCCCATTGTTTTCTTAGGGGTAAAGTATGAGTAACTATTAAGGTTTTTTGACCTAACTTACCTGCTATTGCTAAACCTGTAAATGTCTTTCCCCAACTTACCCAAGCATTAATTATAGAATTATCATTGACTTCGTTAAATACTTGTTGTTGGCTTGGTCGTAAAGTAAGCTTAAATTCTGGGAAATCTACTGGTATAATTTTTCTTTTATCCTGTATCTCATAGTCTTCAGGTATTAAATCTAGTCTACCTACTGGAATTGCTACTAACGTACGTCTAATTCTTGCCATATTTTTAATTATAATAGGTGGATCTCCGAATTTATATGAAGGTATAGCATATGTTAATTCTTTATCTACTTTAGCTAGAGTTTTTAAATCTAAATCCATATAGATTCTATCACTTATTATAGCTTTCTTTTCTCTTTTCATAATGTATTGAAGAAGAATGTTTGAAATAATCTTCCTGTATATTTATTGTGTCCAAAACCGGGTAAAACACTTCTATGGTATAATCCTCCCCTATAAAGAACCATACGATTATATATATTTGCTACAAACATTATTTGTTCCCAGTTATTTAAATTTTGTGCTTCTTCTGATTTATTATAATCAATTTTATCCTTAGGACTCCAACTAAAAATTCCACTTTTCTTATGTCTATATATTCCTGTTCCGCTTTCTGCAGGGGCTTCAGGAGTTAGATATACTACTGCTGCCCAAGTGGTATTATCATGATGTATCCAAGTCTTATCTTTCTCTGTAGTAAATTGATATGCTGTATTGTATTCACCAGGCCAATAACTTATTTTTTCTTTCATTACTTCTTTTTCAAAAAAATTTTTAAGATAACTACTTTGTTTTCTATTTTCTGGAGGTGTTCGCATACCGGGATAGTTTCCTTTTACATTAAAAGATTGATCTAAGGCAAAAGCTCTCACTTCGTCTACATTTGTATAAAAATTATCTATTACATATAAATTTGTTATCATGAGTATTTATCCAACTTTCTATTCCAAGGATTAATATTAAAAGATACTCTTTCTCCTTGAAATTCATTAACTTTATGATTAAGTCCAGGACCGAAAATAACTAATCTATTTTCTTTTGGAACTACTATTGTATCTTCTATAAGGAGTTCTCCTCCTTTTAAATTCTTTACTTTTGTATAAAAAACCATGCTACATATAGGAAATCTAAAAAGCTTTCTAATATGGTATGATAATTCGTCTCTGTCTTTGTGCCACCCATCATCATTATCTCCTATAGGTATAGTATTATTATGTGTCCACACTTCATAGCCTACTATATCATTAAAATTAAAATAATCACTAGCTATTTGTAACAATGTATCACTATAGGTTTCAGCATGGTCTCTATAAAACCACTTAGCTTCTCCATGAAAATTATTTATTACATCTTTAAAATCTAAGAAGGGAGTAGGACTTAAAACTTCATCTAATATAACAATCATGTTACCCACGCTACTATAATTATATATGTTATAATATGTATTAATTGATCTGCACCTGTAATAGCTCGTCTTACTTGTTCAGATAATCCTTTTCTTTTATATAACCATTTTGTTTTAAAGTAATCTTGATGATAATGAATAACGGCATCAAATAATGTTGCTAGAATTACTACTTTTAAAGGTAGAAACCATACTAATAATGCAATACACCAAAACATATGCATACCTATATGTTCTAAACTACCTCTTGATCCATATATATCTTTGCGCACGGGTACAGTATAAGCTGGATTAAATACATAATCCGCTAAATAATGTTTTATTGCTAAAACTGTCATTATTAATTCTGTCATATTTTCCGCCATGTGTCTTTCTTCTTTTCTTCCGATAGATCAAATAAAATCCACGGTATATTATTTTGATAAAGAATCCCTGCCCAAGAAGCGTTCTCGGGCAGAGGTCTTTTGAGGGGGATGGGGAAAGGGCAATCTTTAATCAATAGCATACTTACTATGTTTTTCTTTTCCACCCTCAGAATTTTGTGATATTTTAGGGGTACTGATGTTGTTTTGTGTTTTTCTACAAAATATCCTTTACTGTCTATATAATATTTGCCCTGATGTTTTATCATTTCTGCTTCATCTTGTATCATATACTTTAAAGGATAAATACTTTTCATAGGACTTTGTAATCTTCTTTTACCTAGTGTATCTCCTTTCATATTACGATCATCTAATACTTGGTTGTCTATCCATAATATACCATCTATTAATTCGATATTATCGGTATGGACAACAAATACTGGAAAATTTATGCTATCATAATCCATATTTTTCGCTAACTATTTTTTTAAATGCTTCTGCTTTTGGAGAATCAAAACCTTCTGTCCATCCACCATTGCCAATAACTATTTGTTTATATTTATTTATTATAGCAAATTGTTTCTGTATAAAGAGTAGAGCATCAAAATGGAAAGTTTCTGTGCTTCCCATAGTATTTAATTTAAATTTATATGGATCATGTCCTGCATCTCTACCATTCTTTATTATTGATTTTTCTAATTTTATAACTTCTGTCTGAGTATATCCCGGAGGAAGAGTGAATATACTAAAAGCGTTAAAATCATATCCACTCTTGCTCCATCTTCTCTCAAAAGTCTGTCCAGTATGACCAACCTTTAAGCCTACTTCTTCTTCAAATAAATAATCTCCTGTTTCTTCATCAATGGGAGGACTAACTATAGCCGCATATATTATAAATGTTTTTTCTCTTTCCTTTTTAATTCGTTCAGCTTTTCTCATTAATCTAGCTTCATTTGAAGGAGTAACTCGTATAAAGTTTTTTGGATCTATTGTTGTTAGTTTAATTGGTTTTGTTACTTCTAACTTATCAGTTTCCATACTTCTTCTCAAATTTTCCAAAGGAGTAGTCATCTCCAATATCAAAATCACAACCTACTGGAGTGCCTGGAATACTTATCCCTCTTTCTTTTTGTACACATTCTCTTATTACTACACTATATGCATCTACTGCATCTTCTTCTACTTCTGCTAATATTGAATCGTGTACTAATGCAAATATATCTGCTTTAAAAGGCAGATCTTTTAATATATTGTGTGCATCTATAGCACCTAATAGATTTATGTCTGAAGCTATAGACTGAACTAAAAAGTTTAATCCCGACCTAACTTCGTGACTAGCAATACCTCTATTATCAGAATTTACATTCGGTAATCTTCTTTTTCTACCAAAGTGAGAGTATATAAATCCATTATCTCTTATAAACTTAGATGATCTATCGATCCACAATCTTAATTTATTAAATTGAGTAAAATAATCATCAATTACTTCTTGTGCCTCTGTCTTACTAAAATATTTACCACTATCTTTGGTAACTTGTTCGGATATTTTAGCAGCCCCGGCACCATACATTATTCCGAAAGTAACGGCTTTTGCAGCTTGTCTTTCCGTAGGATAATATTCTATAACATCATCTACTTCACAATCCAGATTGTATACTAACTTAGCAATACTACTATGGAAATTTCCTCCCTCTCTAAAGATATTCATTAAATTCTGATCTTTTGAAAGGACGGCTGCAACATATACCTCTGCAGTAGTTAAGTCCATAGCAACTATTTTATTACCCGGCTTTGCTCTAATACAACCCTTAACAATAGGATTATCACGAGGTATTTGTTGCATATTCATTTTACCACTAGAAGATAATCTACCTGATGTTGTACTATGAATATTAAATCCTGTTCTTAACCTGTCATCTCTGTCAAGTTGGGGTAAAATCTTATCTAAATAAGTATTTTTAATTTTTGATTTCTTTCTTATAGCAAGAATATGATTAGGTATCTCATGCTCTTTAGCTAATATACTTAATACTTCCGCATTAGTAGAGTGTGCTCCCGTACCTGTTTTTATACCTGTGGGTTTCAAACCTACAAAATCAAATAGTAATTCTCTTAATTGAACAGTACTATTTGGATTAAATTCTTTTTGTTTTATTCTTTCAAAAGTTTTAACACTATTAAATTCATATAGTTGTCGTACTGCTTCATCAATATCTTCTTGCATTAGTACAGCACTTTTTGATAGTCTATCTCTATCAAAAGGTACACCTATATCTTGAACATCTGTTAAGAATCTACAAGCAGGAATTAATATATTTTCATATACGTCCCATAGTTTTGCATTTTTCTTTACTGCTGGATATAACTTTGAAAATACCAATAGAGTTACTACTGCGTCCATAGCAGCATAGTGTGTCATAATATCAAAAGGAATTGTATCCCAAGAAAAGTCTGCTTTTAATATTCTATTTGCTTTTCTATATCCATCTATCCAATCATGCATTGGTTGCTCATAGTCTCCGTAAGGAGTAAATCTCATAGCAAGTTGCTTTAATCCGTGTGTACCAGGCTGTTCTTCTAGACAGTAGTGTAATAACATAGTATCTTCAAATCTTGGAAATTTAAATCCAAAGTGATATTCTAACATAGCTAAGTCAAACTTTGCATTATGAAATACTACTATTTTATCATCAAATAATTCTTGAAATAATTTTTCTGCTTGCTCATCTACGCAGTCAGTTGATATATATGCACCATGATCTTTCTCATAAGATACACTAATACCTAATACATAACCATCTCTAGGGTACAATCCTGTTGTTTCTGTATCTACTGCAACCCATTGATTGTCATGGGCTATTGCATTTTTTAAGAATTTATATAATTCTTCTGGCTCAGTTATACCATAACATTTATCTGTTCCCAGTTTTTCAGTTTTTAACTCACCACTTATATATTTAATAATATTATCTTTACTTTCTTCCCATAAAGGTCTTGCCTCTGGTTTAAAAGCTAACATGGCAGGGTTGATTGCTGGTAAATATTTATCATCTATACATCTACCACTATATTCTGTAATAGAAGTCATTTTAGTATAATACTTTAATGCTTCTGAACCTATTAAAATTATCCAGTCGTAATCATCAATATTTATCTCGATATCGACATCTGCTTTTAATACTTTCTTTTTTGTTCTATCTGAGCACAGAGCATATCTATCATACTCAAATGCATTATCAAATCGACCATTATAATCTGTCCGACTTGGTTTTGTTTCTATTAGTGCTATTTTAGCCATATAACCTTTCCCTCAAATTTGTAATTTGTTCCCCTGCTAAACTGCCGGGATCAATATTTTGCCCTAAATTAATATTACGAGTTACGAATCCTGTTCTTTCTGCAAGAACTCTTACATTCTCAGCAGCGTTTTGACCGGGATCGTCTCCATCAAAAATTATATCTACTCCCATAATATCTTGCATTTTAAGAATAGACAATTTATCTATATCTACATTGTTTGTCCCAAAACAACATATCACATTGGATAAACCCTTGTCGAAGAGATTTATCATATCAAAAATCCCCTCGACAAGAATTACCCTACCTTTTATAGGTTTAACCTTAGAAGGATACAGGGGAAGTTTTGCTTGTGGTGGATAGATCATGTACTTTAGTTTTTCACTAAGTGTCATGTGTCTTCCATTAAAAGCTACTACTTTCCCTGTAATATCACGAATAGGAAATACTATCCTACCCACAAATTGTGTTTCGTGATGTAAAAAGGCATCAAAATGTTTATAAGTATCGGGTCTTATATTTCTCCAATTTCCAATATAAGGTGTGTGTCCTTTAGGAAAAGGAAGTCCAACACTTGATGATCTTTTCTCCTCAATAGCGTCTAACAGTCTTTGTCTTTTTATATCAAGAAAATTTGATGGTGCTCCAAAAGTTTTAAATATATTTCCTTTGAAACCACAAGAAAAACAATTAAAAATTCCTGTTATGTTATCAATTCTCATACTAGGATTTCTATCCTCATGTTCTGGGTTGATACATTTTACCAAATAATCTCTACCAGAACTTTTAAATTCTATTTTTCTTTCCTGTAATAAATCAACTACTTTCATTCTCTACCTCAGTAGTAGAAATACTGCTATCGCTGCTAATACTCCTATTAGTTCTGTCATGTTCCCACTCCAATTGTTCGCCTAAGTCTTCATATTCAGTCATCTTAGTTCCGCTCCCGTCCGCCTCATAATCATAGTACAGACTTTTAAATACTAATTCTTGAAGCTGAAACCAGATGGCTATTGCTTTGCTTCTAAATTCTTCATCTCCCCAGAGATAAAAAACATTGTGGTAATCTTC